CTCGGTTCGATATTCACTCTTCAAGAGGGACTATCTGAACACCAACAGGGGATTATCCTGTCTCTCTTGGGTCTGAAGGTTCAGAACCAATGGGCCGACAAATGGAAATCCCGCTACCGCCGGCGCAGAAGGCGCCGGAGATAGGAGCAGGTTTATGCCTCTTACACGACCCATTGTCCTTGGACGTAATGGGACTGGCGGGAACGAGACGTTTGATCTTCTCGAACCCGTCGTCGGTGGCGCCATTTATTTGGCCTCCACCGCAACGGCCCAACTTCCGTACACTCTGGCTGTTAAACACAGCAAGAAAACGGTTAAGGGCGTCGGGGTGATTGATAATCACCTCGTACAAGTCAAGCGCACCATTTTGGGCGCTGACAACGTTTCCCGGGAAATGATCGTCAATTGGACGGTTCAGCTCCCTCGCGATCTCGGCGCCACGGCGAATCAGATCGAAGACACATTGGGCATGCCCGGTGCTTTGGTCTATATCGACGCGGAGCGAGCCGCGATTCTTCTCGGTTTCTCGTAAGACGAGTTGTCCGAGAGAAGTCCAAGGTGGGTTGTGGGCAACAGAGGCACTGCTCGAGAAAGGCTTCAAATATGAACCCTTCGAAAAGCTCGGGCGTGGATATAATCCACGACCTGTTCCGTGAAATCGTTACCGACCTTACCGCGCTTCATCCTAATGAGAGCTCGGATTTCCGGCGCGACCTCTCGACTTGCGTCGAGGGCTACGCCCGGGAAGGATCTCGTTGGTACACCAAGACCTTACCATCGTTAGGTAAGGCCCTTGATAAGGCCTTCGAGACTGGCTATCTCGACACACCTCGCGGGCTCAAAAGAGTATCGCGTGGGAAAGGGCCTGCATTCCTGCAGGGCCTTTTCGAGAAAGTCATCGATCTTCAGACGGGTGAGCTCCAGGATAAACCTGATGCGGTTGCCATTGGGCAGCTTCGTCAGCTCTTGTTCTTGGGCTACCGCTACGAACTCCCTTATTCGAAGGAAACTGAGGACAAGGTCCTCAGTACTTTCCTCGAAACCGACCGAGAGGTCGGGAATTGGGATAGCGGTTCCGTCGACCAGAGCGTTCTGGCTGTTGCTAGACGCCTGCTCGACCTGGTGTTTGAAGGGTTTGACCCAAAAGACATCAGGCCTCGGAACGGACCTGGGGCAGTAGCTACTGGTGAGCGCCTCGAAGAGAAGTGGGTATTCTCCCGCCTCTACGATGGTATACACCAGGTTTACCCCTACTACGATTTCTACGTTGTGGGGGGGGCTCGCGAACTCCATGATCGGTATACCTGGTACCTTTCTTTGGATCGGCTTGTAGCCGGTACAGCGAAAGTGTGTCTTGTACCGAAGGATTCGAGGGGTCCACGTCTGATATCCTGTGAGCCATTGGAATACCAATGGATACAGCAAGGTCTTGGACGTGCCATCATGCTACACGTGCAGTATAACAAACTGACGTGTGGCATGGTGAACTTTGCGAAACAATCTATCAACCAACGTCTGGCACTCGAATCGAGTGTCCATCGCGTCAATTGTACGATTGATCTCAAAGATGCCTCGGATCGCGTCTCCCTTAAGCTAGTTGAAGAATTGTTCCCTAGGGA